TAGCGGAGCTTTCTGTATTCGCCTGCCTCCATAAGGCGCGGCAACTTGACCGTGATCTGGGCCAGAATTTTTGCCATTGTGATGCTCCATGCCGCGCGTGGCGGCAGAAGGTGGTGATGGGTTATGCGCCGGCCTTGGCCAGAACTGCGTCGGCAACTTTCATGGCAGCCTGCGCATCGTTGACGTAGGCGGGGTCGAACCCGCCTGCCAGGTGGATCGTTGCTTGGCAGGCACGCAAGTTCTCGCGGGTGAGCTTCAGCGCCGCTTTCAGCTCTTCCACCAGCGCCGCTGACTGCCGGTGAAGTTCGACGTCGACCGGTGTTGCGCCTCTATGTCCTTCGGGATCGAGTTTTTCAATTCGGTTTTGCAGGCGGACCAGCAGTGGTCGGGGATCAAGTGCATTGCTCACGGGAATTCCTCGCCCGCCGTACACCGGCAGGCTGTTGAGTTGGGGGGAGGGGTTACTGCTGAATGAGTTCGGCGGGGACCTTCACCGCGGCGCCGCGCTTGGCGAATACCACGGCGCGGAACACTGCGATGGTTCGGGTTTCGCCGGGCTGGCGCTGGCATGGGTCGTCAGTCATATCTGCCAGCCATGGAACAAGGTGGCCAACGTCGACCCAGACGCCGTACTTCGTGATCAACTGCTCGGCGTCGGGCAGGGCGAAGAGATCCAGCTGGCCCGCCGCGGGCTGCTGATCACCCTCGATCGCGTTGATTGCCCAGTCCAGCGCCGGGCCGGTCAGTTCCTCGGTGCGGACGCTGACCATGCGGTTCACGATGTGAGCCCGGTCAGCGGATGCCAGAAAGCCTGGTGTCCGCACTTGCTGCACTTGAAGGTGCGCATGTCCACGAGTTGGCCAGAGACTTCGAACTGATGGGTGCTGCGCGTTTCGATCGTGCAGTACGTCGCGCCCAGCCAGCGCCTGCGGAACCTGCGCGCCAGAATCTGGAGCCAGTTCATCGCCGCGTCCCCTTGTAGCAGTACACGTAGGCGAACCAGGCGAGGGCGATCATGGCGTCACCTTCAGGCCGAGCAGCACATCGCTGACAACCTCCCAGAGTTGCGATGGCGACCACTGGAATCGATCAAAGTCGGTATCAGGCTCCACGCCGATCAAGCAGCTGGACTGCGCGCCTTTCGTTCCCTCCCAGCCCTTCTTAAGGATCGTCGCTACCTTGCCGTCGCCGCCGGGCTCGGTGCGATGAAAGTCGTAGGCCTTCATGCAGTAGGTCGATCCAGCGGAAACCGCGTGGCTATAGACTTCGCGCATATCAACCCGTCCATTCGGCGCCCAGGGGCGACCACCACGCGCCGTTCTCGCACCCTCATGCAGATAGACTTCGTGGGTTTCCTTAGTGAAGCAGGCTGACGCCGCAGGGAAATCGACGAAGAGAACGTTGATTTGCGTGCCGACGAGAACGCGCGACTCGAAGTCGAAGCGGTGGTTGTGAATCGCCGAATGCTCAAAGCAAGCCCGGCGCGGTAATTCAGGGTGCCAGACGTGTAGGCGCTGGCTGCCCTGCAACTGAACCTGCACGAACCCGAGTCCATGCAGGGTGATCTTGTCGGTCATTACATCATCGATAATCATCCGATCACCGCCTTTATGGTCAGTACCAATGGAAGCCAGAAGAAGAGGGTGCAGCCAGCCATGCATTTGAAGATCATCAGCACTCACTCCAATTCATGGACTGGATGTATTCGCAGGGAATAACCAGTCGATCAGTCGGCACGGTGCTTTCGGTCTTGGCATCGCCGAAATACGCTATGGCCGCCTTGGCCCGCTCAAGCGTCAGTTCGGCATGGCGAACCTGCCAAGACTTGCGGGCTTTGAAAGATCGCAATGCCAGGGCCTTGTCGGTGTAGGCGAATCGCCGGCCATGCTCACCGCCATTCTTCAGGACGCGCTTGCGGTACTTCTTCTGCAGGGACTCACGATGCGTGCCCCCGAAGAGGTTGTTGTGGAATTCGTCCACGATGTACCAGCACTGCTCTGTCTCACCGATAACCACGTACTTTTTGCAGGTGACTTCGAGGCCTTTCGGGTCCAGCTCATCGACATAGCGGTAATGGTCCGGGCCGAGTTTTTTCTTTTCCATGGTCGAGCTCGTCCTTGCCGCTATAGCGGCTGACTTTGAAGGGGGAGGGAGTGGCCTTTTGCCTCAATAGGCGAAGCGGCCTCTATGGTTGAAACTTACTGTTCTGCCAGCCGGTGCCTATAGGAAGAGGACATGTCACACAGCCTGGATAGGCCGATCGCCCACGAATATCGAGGGCATGAAGTGATCATCAAATTCGACTGGGACAAGCCGAACGACGAAGCCCCTGTGGGTGCTCATGTCATTGAGGCCAGTGAAGTACCAGGTTTTGCCAACACTGTTGCCGATCTCACTGGCCCGTGGGACGACTATCAAAGCGCGCTGGCGGAGGCGCTGGCCACTGCTGAGCGATGGGTCGACAGTCAGCTGCCTTGACTCAAGCTGCTAGCTGCTCCAGCGGTTGTTGACGCAGCGCAGCCTGTACTGCCTCAACCACCCGGCGCAGATAGTTGAATTCGTGATTCTCCTCGACCGCCTTGTCGCCAACCGGGTAGTGCCACTCATCACCAAACAGTTCAGTCAGCAGCCTGTCGTGATGCCAACACTCGTTTGGCGACTCCACGCTTCGCAGAACGTCGATGTCATGCCAGAGCTCACGCGCCTCATCCTTGCTCAGCTCATCCAGCTCCCAGTCATGTCGGCCGGTCTGTTGCCGGCGGCGCTGGACGATGCATTTTTTCGCTAAGGCGTGAAGGGCATTCCCGCTGAAGCGCGTGCTGCTGATACCGCGATCGAGGCAGTTCAGGACGTAGTGCCAATCACAGTCGGCCACGAACTCGGCCACCGTGCGAGGGCCCATGCCGCCCCAGTAGGCGCTCCAGCTCTTGTCCCAGCAATTGACCGTGATCTTGCCCTGGGCGGTCTGATAGCTCTGGTCGAATTCAGTAGGGCAGTCGCGGCGGCCGAAGTCCTCGAGGAACACGGTAATAGCGTCGAGACGCGGCGCGCCGGTGATCACCAGCTTCGTGACTGTAGAGCGCTCAACCTTCAGCGGCTCGGCCGATTTGTTTTCTGTGGGCATGGGGCATCCTATGCCGGGGCATGCCCGGGCGGTGGAGGGTGGGGAGATCAGCTAAAGTGATGGGATGTGCCTTCAAGTTTGGTCGAGGGAAATATGGGGTTTGAAGAAACGCAGAAGGGAAATCCGTACAAGTTGACGATCAATCAACACGTCTTTCCAAAGAAAAGTATTGATAGATTTGCTGACGGGAAAGGTTTGGTGCAGTTGTTCAGAAAGGGGGGCTCGAAGGCAATCGCGGTTAATTCATCGAACGGTTTGTTTTGTGCAAAACGTGTTTGGGATCAAAGTACAGAAACTGGAATAGGGAAAAACGTCGAGGACCGATTTCAACGTTTAGTCCAATCGATTTTGGTGAGATCGTTGACGGTCATTGGCCATTTGGAAAAGGTTGTCGTCGAGGACTTTTTTTCACTTTGGAGAGCAAGGCAAAAATTCAGGACGGAAGGGCTTGAAGATTTCATGTTAGAGGGCATACACGGCGACTCCCTGAGTAAAGATGAGCAGGAGCGCCTCGAGCATATGCACGTTTTATATTGTAGAGACGGCGTGATGCCTGGGCGATTCGCGGCAGGAATTCATGTCTTTGGCTACATGGACACATTCCGGCGAGAGAACCAGCACATGCATTGGGGAATTGTTCGTGCGGGAGAAGGTGAATTCATCGTTCCCGATTGTTTTCAAGACATGATGATGGTTCCCATTTCTCCCAAGCTGATGCTTGTTGCAGATCAGCCAAATTCAACGCTCACTCGTAGCGAGGTCGCAGTCGTCAATCAGACCGCAATCGATCGATCTACCGACTATTTCTTTGCCAGAAACCTATCGCAATGCCCAGTTTATCGAGATAGCCCACCTAGACTTCACCGGATCTTTGTTAGCTGAGTGTGCACGATCACGCAGCGGCTCTCAGCGCTTCGAGGATCCGCTGGCCAGCCAGTGGCGGCACGGCGTTACCAGTCATGTGCATAGTCAGGCGGTGGTTGTGAGGGCGCAGCGTGTCCTTCGGGAATGACTGAGCTGCCATCGCCTCGTCAGCGCTGATCATCCGCATCATGTCGCCATCTACTACGGCCCAGCGGTCCAGCGTGGTGATGGTGCCGATCGGGCGGTCGAGGCTGCGGCCGGTGAGGCCAGAGCCGGAACCGTAGTAAGGCATCACGAACCGTTCACCGAATTTTTCTCGACCGTTTTTCACGCGCAGCAGTGTCGAAGCGGCGCGGCCTGGCTTGTTGATCGGCGACCACTTGCCGGCATCGAAGTTGATAATCTGGCTGGCGGGCACGTGCTGGTAGCGGGGCAGTTGCAAGTGCAAGGGCGCCTTGCTGCGCGAGCAGACCATGAACAAGCGCACGCGGTGCTGCGGGACGCCAAGATCGGCGCAGTCCAAGATGTGTGGCGCCAGTGAATAACCCAGCCGCTGCATCGCGTCAGCCCATGCCGGGTAAAGAATCCAGTCCATGAACTCCGGCACATTTTCGATAACAGCGAATTCCGGCCGGTTGACTTCGGCATTGCCGACTGGCGCCCATGCTGTTGATCGCGAGTTGTCACGCTTCGGGTCTGCCTGAGCGAGTCCGCGCGCCTTCGTGTGACCCTGGCAGCACGGAGAGGCGAGCATGACGTCGTGCTTCGGTACGTCCGCCCAGTTCGCTTGTTGCAGATCCTGACAGGCGTGGATGGTGTCCGGGTTATTGCGGGTGTGCCACTCCACTGCCTCGGGCCAGTGGTTGGCAGCCCAAAGAACATTGAGCCCGGCGTCCTTGCCGCCGCGCGTCCAACCACCGAAACCAGAAAATAAGTCAATTGCTGTGAGCATGCGGGATCCTCGCCGGCTGGCGTGATTCGTAGAAGTGGGGTATTTATCTGCAATCTCACACTGGCAGGAGGCCGACATGAGGTTGCAGAGCGATGTAGATGCGCTAGCGGCTATCGAAGAGGACGCTAAAGCAATGCTGAAACGGATAGGACTGCCGGATGACGCAGTGAAGCTGGAGGTGGTCGTGTTCCTTCGGGAGGTGATCGACCTGGCCAGCTACATGGAGTCGAAGCATCGGCAGGTTGAAGCGCCGGGTTTCGTCTGAGCTGGCGCATTGCCCGTCGTTGCGGTATTTGTGTTCGGCCCGGCATGGAGCCGGATCAAGGAGCTCTGATGTTTGCGCGAATCGTTGTTGGACTATTGATAGGAGTCGTTGCGGGTTTTGTTGAAGCTTCGGGGCCGGCTTGGTCAGCCAAGTGGCAGCGAATTTCAGAGGCGCTGTTGTTTCTTGTAGGCCTAGCGTTTATCGGATCGTCTTTCATGTTCGGCGCTATCTATGGCGTGATGGCGATAGCCGAAATTGCTGTCGGCTTCTATGCATACGGCAAAGTCTTCCGCTCAAAAAAAGCAAGCTTGTAAATTTCTCCAGTCAGGCGCCGCCCTCCGTGACCGGTGGTGGCAATTTGGTTTGGGTTGGGGTATTACAAGCTCAGCCCACAGGGGGCATAACGTTAAACGGGAGTAGGAAAATGGAATTTGTACAGGAGCCGCAGAACTTCGCTGCTTTTTTGGGCAGCGCTAAAAGAGATTGGACGAAAGCAGAAGAAAACTTTTTTGCCTTGGTAGAGCACTGGCAGGGTCTCTGCGTTAATCACTTCGGAGGGCTAATTTCAATCATCAAAGTTGATGAAAAATCTGTTCTTAAGGGTGTTGTGCTCAACAAAAGTTATTCGGTTGAGCTTCGGCCTATCGCCGTTCAGGGCAAAGGCTTTGCTGAAGTAGTGATCAAGGTGCTTTTTAGCGAACGTGAAGTCTGTGAAGCTGGACGCTTTCTGGTCGATCGTAGGGGTTCGGTAGTACAGGAAGACGGATCCGTTGTCGTTGATGCAGACACTGATTTGGGCAGCGCACAGATTTTTACGACTATCGCCAAAGCGGTGCTTGAAACCCCGTATCCGAGCTCGCTAGGCCGGATCAATATTGCTTTGCCTTAAGGTTTCTCGTGTTCTGAGTTGCTGAAGCTTCCGCGACACGTTTTCGCTTATCTTGATTTCGTGTCGCGGCGGTTCGAAGAAAGGAGCAGAGCATGTCGGCCCAAGTGCATGCAGGCGATGCAAGGCCAAAGTCATTGCTTCGCCCTGTTCATCGATCTGATGCCACTCCATTAAATCAGCCAGCACCTGCCGGGTTCCGGCCAAGGCATGCATTCGTAACTCCTCTTCGCCGCGTTGCTTCCTCTTTGTCGCCGCTTTCTCTGAACGTTCCGCGTTGCTCTTGGCCATGGCCTACCTCTTCAATTCCGCTGGCCGGCAAGTCCAGCCAGGTCTGTCGTTTGCGTTGTTGGGTGCGAAAACGTTTCACGCTGCGACCTTCACCTGATGCCAGGCGCCGGCGGCGTAGAACAGCTTCGCGGCTTGGGCTTCGTCCATCGATAGTTCGTCCGGAATGGCAATCCAGCCTGACGCCACCAGATGGTTCGGGTTCGCGCTGTTGCGCAGCTCCAGGTAGTAATGCTCGATCGCATCAGTGAGGCGCTCGACCTTGTAGATGCCCTCGGGCGAGATCTCCACCGACTTGATGTACTCGGCGCCGCGCTCGTCTCGACACATGGCGGCGATGTAGATCGTCCAGCGGTAGGAGAAGTCGAATATCGCGTTGGCGATCGCCAGACTGCGGATCTGCTTGCAGCTCTTCCAGTTCGCCATGATCTGGCTGCCGCTGGGATCGATGTTCACCACCGCGACGTGGTTGGTTCGCAGCAGCGCCCGGCAACTGCGTTCGGCCCGGGCGAAACCGTTGTTGGGTTTGCGTTTCGACTTCATAGCGAGTCCGCCATTTTGCGCAGCGCCTTGCGTTCGGCCGCCGAGATCGGCTTCGGCCGTCGCTTGAGGACCGTTTCAGGGTCTACCCAGTCCCGTCGCGCTGGCTTGGGCTTCATGCGCACCGGCGGCAACTCTTTGAAGGTGCTGCCGGGCCGCGTCCAGAAGTCAGCCATCGCAGCCGCGATTCGATCCGACTCAGTCTGCTTTTCACGAACCGCATTGAGATTGAAACTGATCATGCTGCGATGCCCAGTACCTGGTTCATGCGATCCTCAAGGATCTCGTAGAAGGTTTTCACCCGCTCCGAGAGCTTGCGGATCATTGCTTCGTCGCGGTAGGCGCGCTTGATGAACAGCGGCATGCCTGGCCAGTAGCAGACGAAGTCGATCCACTCGCGTTCCGACACCCACAAGCCGCCTTGGCATTGGGCGATGTGCTCTTTCGGGATCTCACCGCCGAGGATCACCTCGACCTGCAGCTTAGGCAGCTTGGTTTTGATTTCTGTCAGTCCGTCCTCAAGCACCAGGGAGTCCGGCGAGTAACCGATACCGTGGTTGAGGATGATGCCGACCTGCGTGGTTTTCACTTCTTCGCGATCTTCGTACAGGGTGCGCGCGGCGCCTTCCAGTTCGTGGCCGCGTTCGGTATGGCGGTTGCCCGTGAATGGGTCGGCCAGCTCGCCAGTGATGCGCTCGCCGATCAGGGTGTTCATGTAGGTGAATGCCCCTGCGCCGAATCCAGCTTCACCCTTTCCGTTGACCAGCAGGCTGTCCAACTCCGAGCAGGTGACAATGCCAAGGCGCAAAGCAAGCCACTCAGGCGTGCCTTGCTGAATATCCGTGATGATTTGCATGGTTTACTCCTGCGGCCGGCTGGCGGCTTTAGTGATCCGCGCTGAAACTGCATCGAACTCGGATTTGAATACATTGGCCGCACATCCGTATTTGGCCGCGAAGTTGTCCTGCAGTACTTGGCTGCACTTCTTCAGAAGCGCGTCCAGCTGGGCAGCCTGACCAGCGGTGATAACTGGCTCTGCCGGCGGTTCGGGATTCTTATTGGCGCCCTGGCCGTCATCGTCTTCGCCTGTGGTGGTGAAGTTGAGCAATGCGCCGGCGGTGTAGCGTTTTCCGTAACTGACAGAGCTGGCCACCGCCTGCACGGCATTTTTATTGCCGCTCACATCCGCAGGGAGAAAGATCGACGTTACCTCTCGATGGCCGGCGCGATGGCTGAGTACGCCCTCGACCTCAACCCCACCCTGAGTGCGTGGAATACGGAACGACAAGCCAAACCCGTGCTTAGCGAGGACGGGTTTGATTTGTTCGTTGATGTCTTCCCACAACGCGTAGGTGGATTGGACGTTCTTGAACTTGTCGCGGATCGCTCCGCGCTCGCCGATCACCGGCATTTCCTCCTGCATCTGAGCCAGCGCTTCGTCGTACTGCTGTTTCGCCTGCTGCGCCTGGAAGCGTTCGTGCATTGCCATCAAGCGCTCCATCTTGTCGATGTCAGCATCCGGAGACATCGCTACCTGCTGGATGATTGACATGATTGTTGCCGATTCGGTTTGAACGGCCGGGACGCGCTCAACCTGTTCTGTCACTGCAAGATTGCTCATAGCGACCTCAGTAGCGGATTGAAATGGCGGGGATCTTGCGCTGGGCGATCAGGGTGATTGCCTGCTTCGCGCATTCCTCGGTCATGCCGCCCTCGATGAAGGCTTCCAGCGCGGCGCGGTTGATCTGTTTTTTGTGCTCCAGGTCGGCCTCGCGCGCCTGCTGCTGGCGGAGGATTTCGGCAGCCGCTGCATCGGCGCGGCGGCGCTCGTCGGCTCGCGCTTGCTCTGCAGCCTGTTCGGCACGTTTCGCCGCGGCTTGGCGTTCCTGCTCTGCGCGTTGCTCGGCGGCGATGCGATTCGCTTCCGCCTGCTCTGCCGCAAGTCGAGCCTGCTCGGCCTGCTGCTCAAGCTGGAGGCGCTGACGCTCGGCCTGTGCCTCTGCTTCGCGGGCAGCTTGCTCGGCGGCACGCTGCGCTGCGGCAGCCTGATCAAGCAACTCTTGCTCGCGGCGCGCGGCAGCTTCTCGTTCGGCTTGTGCGCGCTGCTCAGCTTCGCGGCGGGCACGCTCTTCAGCTTCCCGGGCGATCTGTGCATCCCGATCGCGCTGAGCCTGTGCTTCGGCTTCGGCGCGCAACCGGATCAATTCGGCCTGCTCAGCTTCGTACCGCGCTCGCTCGGCGTGCAGGGTGCGCAGCTTGATCAGCGTCTGATCTTTCACCTGGGCGGCTTCGGCCAGAAACTCTTCCCAGCTATCGCCGATTTCGAGCAGTTCGAGGTCGGCGATGATGCTGGCCAGATGGTCGGACGTTGGCGCCGTTTCGAAGATGGCGAGATCCTTGATGCGCTGAATTGCGTCGACGTGAGCATCTGTCCGGGCAATCTCGGCCTGCTCCCAGTCCGTCAGCGGCTGGCGAGTGGCGTCACGCAGCGCGTCCATCTTGTTCACGAACTCGCGCAGCTCAGCCTCGACGGCCTTCGGCATTTCCTTCAGGCGTTTGAGGTAATCGCGGCCCGGCTTTTCCACGGCTGTCTTCGACTTGCTGACCTTTGCCGCCAGAGAGGCTATACGCTCGCGGCCCTTACGAGTGGTCAGGTCTGGAACCTCGGCGGTGACCTCAGCGGCTACCGCGTCGAAGAACTGGCCAAGGCCGCCGGCGACATAGATGGCCGGGGCGTTTTCTTCGCTGATGTCGTCAATCTTGATGACTTGCTGTTGTGCGGACACGGGGAATCCTTGCCGCGACGTGCGCAGCGCTTGAAGTTGAAAGTCAGGAGGTGATGCGGTCGGCGAGCGCGCTGAGCAGCATCAAGAAGGTGAACATGCCGATAGCGGAGAACGATCCGCGCCGAATGAGGATGCGGCGGGCCATCTGCCGACCGGTCATCGGAACACCTGATAGGTGGTGGAGCGCGGCACTTGGCACACGCCCGAGTCACTGGTGATGACCTTGAAAGCGCCGGCGCCGGCAACCAGAAGCACGACGAGAATCCAGTAGACGAGGTTCATGGCCGAGCCCTCACAGCGATACGCCCGCCTTTCATGGTCACCGACAGGCGCTGCGGAAGGCTGTGGACCAGATCCTCGCGCTTGCGGCCGATCACTTCGTTGAAGGGCAGGCCGAAGCCGAGAATCGCAATGCGGCGCTCGATATCCTCAAGCTGCTCATCGACCAGCGTTTTCACCAGAGGGGTTGTCATTCCGAAACTCCTTTCAGATGCGTGTTGCGCTCGACGAACTTCGCGTCCAGCGCATCCCGATAACGATTGGCGGTGCGGGCGTCGATGATCTCGGCGAACTCCGCCATTTCGATCATGCCCATGACGAAGGTACGATCCGGCACCGGAGTGCAGGACTTGCGCATCTTCGCGATCTCAAGGCCCAGCCGGGCCAGTGCTACCTGATTGCTCATAGCTCGTTGTCCTCGGCCTGGGCGATCAGCGCGTCATCGACAAGGGGTCGAAGTAGGCCCTCTGCGATTTCGGCGAGCTTGCCGAGTGGGTGGTCGCTGGGGCCGAGAAGTTCGGCGGCGGCGACCTTGTCAGCGTGTCCGCGCTCGGCGGCGATCAGCAGGTAGCCCAGCGAAGCCGTGGTGACCTCGCAGTCTGCAAGTCGACCGTTCACATGCTCATCAACCGCCAGAGCGAACTGGGCCAGCGTGACACCCTGAGCCGGCCGCATGCGGCGCTGGAACGAGACGTCGCAGCCGAACCGCACCAACTGCTCAGCAGCGTTGTACAGCCACTCAGCCCGAGCCACTTCCCGCGCGCTCTCGCTCACCATTGGAGGCAACTGCTCGTCGTGCATGGCCTGACAAATCTTTAGTGCTGCGTTCATGCTGCCTCCGGCCAATGGCGCTCAATGCTCTCTTTTGCGTAGATGGACAGCCGCTCGTGACTGTTCACGCCACCGCAGCCGGGCATGGTTCCTTCCAGTTCGACGCAGGCGCGGATATCGCAGCGGCGCGAGCAGACCCAGCCGCCGTAATGGCAGCTGTGGACTTCGCCTTTCGGATCGGGGTGATAGGCTAAGCCCGCCTTCCAAGAAGGTGACCCGCGCAACTTGAGGCCGCACCCTCGGCACACCGCTTGAGTTTCAGTACAGCTATGCATGGCGACCTCCAGTGCTTGGGATTAGGCGGCAGCTACCGGCTCGTCCTTGTCGTACTTCTCGCCGCAGAACATGCAGAAGTTGGCCTGCATGCTCATCGATTGTTTCTTGTCCTTCATCACGCCGGCTTTGGTCGGGGCCTGGTAAGTGACCTCAATCGGCATTATCTGGCGCGACACCATCAGACCCTCACCCAACATCAGCGCGTAGCCAGTAAGACGGGCGCTTAGGTTCTGATGACCCTCCGGAAGCTGAGCGGGTAGTGCTTCAAGCAAGCGGCGCTCCGTTTCTTGTCTGCAATTGCACATCGCAATGACCTCTGTGGTTGATCCAACAAAACTCGCAATGCACTCATCCGCTCCGCTGGTTGCCGTTGGGCGCGGAAGGGAGTGCATTCGGGATTGGTCGGGATTTTGATGACTAGCTGCGCGGGCTCATTGCGGTGCGACGCGCAGAAAAAAGCCCGCGTGAGAGGCGGGCTTCAGGGGGCAGGCTTCAGAGGCAGTCGGACTTGCCTATCTGAAACTCAACTATCGGTGAGCTGGTTGAATCCTTATACAGAAGGTTAATGGAAAGACCCGTTTTTACGAACTGTCCTAAACCTTTTTCATTGCAGAATGCAGAAACTGCAAGCGCTTTGGCGTCCGCGGTGAACTCATCGGTATCGATTTCGTCCTTCGCTACTTTTGTGAGTGTGTAGGAGATACGCATGACCTCATCGCTGTAGGTCACCGAGTCGATGCGAGTTGAGTCATCAGATGCTTTTCCGGACTGAACACTCATGATTAGCGCGAGACCCTTTAGCTGGCGTTCACGCTCCTGCATTTTCTCTTCCGGAGCAGTCTTCGCATGCCATACCTGTACCAAGATAAATAGCAAAGTCACTGCCGAGAAAAATATGATTATTCCGCGATTCTGTTTCAACTGGGGTTACCGTAGCAAAAGGCCATTATTTATTTGACCACGCCTGCGGGACCAGCTCAAGTTACCCGAGCTGCCGGTTACGTCTCCGGCGCCGAGTTCCACGGCCGTGTTCAGTTCGCCAGCGCTCGATAACAACCGATTCTGGGATTTGATGCAGGTGGGCGGTTATAGGCCGCAGTTTCGTCCGCATCGGATTGCGATCTCCCTGAACTTTAATCAGCACCTCCCTCGCGAGCGGGCGCCCTGCCTGGAAGATCGCAAACCGATGCGCTCTCATAGAGAGGATCGGGCAGTTAACGACAGGCTGTCGTGGCGCTGGTTGTTCAGTCGTCTTCGCCTTGTGCGAGCATCTTCTCGATGTCGGCGGCTCCGGGTTTCTTCCAGTTTTTAATCAGCCCGGTGTCCAGATCGATGTTCAGGATCAGGTAATCGCCGTAGTGCTGTCCGGGGAAGAAGTCCGGCACGTAGCCTTCATAGCTACCGACTTCCTCGCCCTGAGCGTCTTTCAGACCTGCGGCGAATCCATCGCGGACCTTGATGTAGAGGTGCAGCTCAGTCACGTCGACCTGCACCGTTTTTTGCGTGTTGATTTGCATGCTGCTGCCTCCCGGTTGTTTTCCCAATGCACCCGTCACCAGGTGCATCAGTGAAAAGGCCCGGTCAGCCTTCGCAGCCCATTTGATAGTTGCTTGCATGCTCAGCGCTGCAAAACGGCAACTCTCGAGTGCGAAGCACCTGACGGTTGGTGTATGGGTCGCGGGTTCGGTCGTGGATATTGCGGCGAACCACCTTTTCGGCTGGCTTACCGCAGTACGTGCATATCGTTTGTGTAGCTGCTGCATCGCTCATCGTGTTGCCCTCCGTTGATTTCCAATGCCGCCTCATAGAAGCGGCATCAGTAAATCTGTGGTCTTGCTCTCCGCCCCATGCTCGGCGCCGCGGTTTCCCCACCTGGCCGCGTCACACATTTCGTGTTCGGTGTTATTCGCCGGCTGGCTTGCATGGTTTGGCGTCCTCCCATATGGGGAGTCCGGCAGGTTCCAGAGCCTGCATGGGGATCGAAGTTTGTGTTTCGCGCTATGCCCGTTCCCGGGGATCGATCCGCGAAGATTCCAAATTGTGAAAGAGCGGCGGGTCTGTCGAGGCCCTTCGCAGTGGCTGTGTGTCGCTGCGATGGAAGGAATATAGGCAAACCCGTATTTAGTGTCAATGGGCATTCCCATAATTTTGAATCTCCCGTATTTCTGGTCGCAAAAAAGCCCGCGCTTGGCGGGCTTCAGATGACGCTCGTGCTATCTACACCGCCTGTTGTTCCAAGTCAGAGCCACAGTAACGGCACTTCTTGGCGGCGGCCTTGATGGTTTCCGCGCAGAACGGGCATTCCTTGTTCGCGGCAGCGGCAGCAAGATCCTCGGCGTAAGTTGTAGTCTCGACCGGACGGGCAGTGTAGATGGCGGGCTTGTTGAGTGCCCAGATGAAAGCCGCAACCCAGCCGATAAAAGTCCAGCCGGCGAGGAGGTTTAGCGGGAAGATCGGCGTGGCCTTGGGGTGTTCGCCAACAGCGCAAATTGTCGGGTAGAAGTACAGCGCGATCACGCTGGGAAAGAAAACGATACTTGCGACCATTGCAAAGCCGTTGGTGCCGCTCCCGATCAGGTAGCTGACCAGGCAAACAATCCCGAGCAAAATCAGGCCTACGATCCTCATTGGATCCCTCCGTCAATTGAGCACAGATTACCATTCGTGGCGGCGCGCCACCATCGGGCGAGGGGGAGGGCAGGTATGAAAAAGCCCGGCGCTGGGCCGGGCTCTTAAATCAACCTCTGAACTCTCTAGCAAGAGAAACAAGGTCGAGAGCGGCGTAGCGGTCGCTCGAAGTTACAGGGTAGGTTGAATAAACGTAATCAATAAAAGCGTTGAAGTACATTGACTTTGTTTTTTTAATTACAGCGTCAAGTATCTGCTCGTCCCTCTCGGACAAATCTATTCTTCTATGATCGCCTGAATATTCTACTAAGTATTTGGTTGCTCCGTATGGGTTCTCTTGAGCAATAACCGAAAATCCTCGACAGTGTTTAACCGAGTCGACCACATCGTCAACGTAAGGCCCGTAGTGGTTGAACACCCACCGAATATCTGTCATTTGCTCATCATCTAAAAGTGATGAAAACCAATCCGCTAAGTAGACTAGCTTTGTAATTCTTGCTTTAGATAGTTCGTGTTTGTGCGGGTAGTGATAGCAGAGATATGCCACTATGTTCTGTAATCTAGTCATTTCGCATACCTCCTTTATCAAAACTTTGAAGAAAATCTTGCTCCACCGATGCTGGAGCAACTTTAATGTTAACTTCTCGATTCAACTCAAGGCCGTCTCGTAGAAATTTAGAGTGTATTCCCTGGTAGTCTGCGCAATAGGCACAAATTTTGCTTTCAATTTCGCCTCCTACGGTGCTGAAGAAGTCCTCTTCGGTGCTTTCGAAAACTATCACACCTGTATGAGCGTCCGCGTCCGATATCGCCACTGCAACATATCTGCAGCTCTTCATTGCAAACCCCGAAGCCTGCGCCTGCTTAAAGCCATAGACGTCTTCCATGTGGCGAAAATATTCTGCCTCGTTTCCGAAGCCCGGGCAAACCCTTTCCACATGCTTCTGATGTTGCCATGCAAGGCCAATCACACCTTGATTCAATGCGAATTTTAGTCTGTGTGATTTCGCATATTCAGGGTTCTGAGAATATCTTGCAAGAAGGTAAAAGTCATTTCCGTATTCGTAATAAATTGATACTCGATCATGCGTAGATAGACCGATGCTTTTGTATGCTGCTTTAAGATGTGTAGTTACGAGTTCGGTGTGTAATTTTCGTAAGGATGATCTTAGTGTTTCGATAGTCTCTTGCGAACTGTTGATGCCGTCGTTCAGGGACGGGATGGTGCTGTTTTCTAGAGTTAGGGTTTCAATTTTCTGCTTGAGAGAGGAAGAGTCACGATATGTTCCTATGGAACCTATGATGATTAAGAAGCCGCCGACGAACATCCAAATAATGGGATGGCATGCATATATCCACGCTATTTCTAGCAAAGGATTTATATCCTTTAGTTTTTCCTCAAGTTTGTAATTCCCTGCTAAGGCACCGCCGAATCCCAGTAAAATTGTGCCTATCGCTGTAAGTATTATATACAAGCCGTTGTCAACAGTTGCTCCGAGGTTTAGGAAAAACCTAGCTTCGCTGGAAAATCCAAATTTTGAAAAAAACCCTTTATTTGCGATCGCTTGTATTGGCTTCTCAAAAGTCGGGGAGCTTTTAGTTTTATCTGCAAAATCATTCAATCCTTAAAGCCTCCAGTCATCCTTGCTTGTTGCCTTATCGTTGAAATCATCGGGAATACATCGCCCACCAGAACACGTGCCCCAGGATCGATATCTGCTGCTCCTGGATTTGCTGGAACGTATAGTCCTCGTCCGGATGTTCGTCACGGTTGAAGCTGCGCAGGCGAATCCCGATCGGGATCCGGTAGACCTGCTTCACCCGAAGCTGACCGTTGTGGTTGATGGCGTACATCTCGCCGTCGACGATATCGCTCAGAGAGTTTTTTCCGACGTTCACGCCTACAGTTGCGCCATCGCGTAGCACGGGCACCATGCTGTTGCCGCCGACCTTCACGCACTTGGCGTTGCTGAACTGAACGCCATTGTGGCGCAGGTCCTTCTTGTTGAAGCGCAAGCGCGAGTTGGCGCTCTCCTCGATCGCAAACCTGCCAGATCCGGCCGCCAACTCGACTTCATGAAGGAAGGGGACGTAGACCTCATCGTCATCGAGCGGTGTTTCGTCGTCCCAGGTTTCGATGGTGCCAAGTTTCACGCTGGGCTGGATGCGTTCAGCCTGATGATCAGGCACACCCTTGAGCATGTCACCGACACCTTCAGCCAGCCACATCGGGGACACGCCACATACAGAGGCGATCTGGGCTGCGAAGGCTGTAGCTTTCGATTTCCCCCTCTCCAAATCGGAGATCGAGGTTTGCGTGAGTCCGGCGCGCTCAGCAAGCTCAGTCTGATTGAGCTTGGCGTGGCGGCGGGCGGTTTTGAGTCGGTCTTTGAATTCCATCCGCGAAGTATTACGGGCGCTCCCATACCCTTGCAAATCGGTATTCCCATAATCTACTATATGGGTATTCCCGTATGGAGGGGCATCATGAACGCAATTTACAAGGGCCTCGTTGACTACTTCGGCACCCAGGAGGCCACCGCCGAAAAGCTCAAGGTTGATCAAAGCACTGTTTCGGGCTGGGTTCGGGGGAAGCACGGCATGTCTCCGGTTATTGCCAAGCGAGCGGAGGCGCTGACCGAAGGTGCTTTCAAAAAAGAAAAGCTGTGTCCGTCGTTTCCTTGGGCCGAGATGGCCGCCTAAGCGACATCCCTGTCCGCCAATCCGTTGAAGCCAGATTAGAAGAGAGCAGTCCCCATGCAAACGTCCAGTTCCAGACACACCGTACAAACCCGTGATCAGGTGCTGGTTGCCCATGCTGCAAACCAGATCGCACGCACGAGCCTGAGCCAAGACGACTTCGCCCAGGCGCTGAGCCGCGAACTGCACCTGTCGTGCCCGGAAAAGGCCGCCGCCAAAGAGGTCCCGGACTTCGCGGCGCTGACTACACAGAACGACGTGGCCGAGTTCGTCAAGGCAACCGGCCGCTGGCTCAAGCGTGTTCAGCGCTGGCTTTGTGGTGATCAGGAAATGCCGTCATGGCTCGAAGAGTCCTGGGTGAATGCTCTGGAGCCTGAGTTCCGCGACAAATGCATCAACGAATTGGCCGGCCGTCATGGCTTGACCGGCGCCCGCCAAATGCAGAGCGACCAATGCGCCAATAAAAGCTTCGGTGCACTGATCCGCGCGCTGGGCGATGTGATCGACACAGGCAGCGAGGTCTTTGACGACCAAGTGATGTGCGAAGAGGACCTGCCGCACTTGCCTGCGTTTGCTGAGCAATGCCGCCAGGTTGAGGCGCGAGCGGGGGAATTGGGGCGGAAGGCTGAGACCTTGCTGGCGAAACACAAACCGAATTTGAAGCTTGCCTGAATCGCAGGCACAAAAAAGCCGGGATTGCGCCCCGGCTAATTCATTAACACTTGATGAGGCCGATTATGCATAGCCAACCTACTTCAAGCAATACCCCCAACAGTGTCGCGACACGTTTTTCGAATTCTGAAAACGTGTCGCGTACCACCATGTCCTCTCGCGAGATTGCCGAACTGGTCGATAAGCGTCACGACAATGTGATGCGAACCATTGAAACGCTGCACGAGCGGGGCGCTATCGGACTTCCTCATTTTGAGGAAGTACCAAACTTCGGCCCCGGACCGCTTCTACTCAAGCAATACAGCATCGGCAAGCGCGACAGCTTCGTCGTGGTCGCCCAACTCAGTCCGGAGTTCACCGCCGCGCTGGTGGACCGCTGGCAGGAGCTGGAAGGGCAGATCGCCCAACCACGCGAACTGTCCCGCATGGACCTCATTCAGCTCGCTTTCGAGGCGGAACAGCAGCGTCTACAGCTGACCATCCAAGTCGAAGCCCAGGCATCGAAAATCCACTCCATGGAGAACTTGTTCAAGGAAGGGATGACGCACACCCAGTTCTGCAAGGGCCTCAATGGGGTCAACGTCATGCAGGTTGGAAAATTCCTCCTCGGACGCGACTGGCTCTACAACGAGAGCAAATCCGGCCTGCGCTTCCGCGTGGCGTCCTACGCCCGCGACAAATACATGACCGAGCATCAGAACGAAGTCACTCCGCATGGCAAAGAACCTTTCATTGCCTTCACGCCGATCTTGCTCAAGAAGGGCGCCGTGCGCCTGTACGACCTGTACCTGGCCGGCGCACTGCCTATGAAGAAAAACTGGGACGGCTTGTTCACTCACAACAAAGCACTGCGTGGTGCAGTATGAGCATGGGCCTGATGGTTGCCGCAATGAAACTTCGCGTCGGCAATCCCCTGCGAAAGCTGGTACTCATCAAACTCGCAGACAATGCCAGCGATATCGGTGAGTGCTGGCCGTCCTACCAGCACATCGCGGATCAGTGCGAAATCAGCAAGCGGTCTGTCATGAACCATATCACCGCGCTGTGTGAGTCGGGATTGCTGCGCAAGGAAATCAGGAAGGGTGGACCGAAGGGCAATTCGTCGAATGTTTACTTCCTGACCCTTGAGGGTGGTGCACCTCCTGCACTAGGGGTAGTGCAGCAGATTCACCAGGGTGGTGTAGTAGGTTCACCCCCTAGTGAATCTCCTGCACCAGGGGGTAGTGCAGGAGCTGCACCCAGAACCAGTCACTCTTCTGAACCAGTCAATGAACCGGTCATTGAACCAATTGCACCCCCGGCCTCCGCCGAGGTGGTGCCGGCTCAATCCCGCAATCTGGTTCTGGTGGTTGATCGAACCGATGCGCCACGGGTCGAGATCCCTGCCGACATGCCAGGCCCAAAAGACCAGTCCTGCAAAACCTTCAAGGTCTGGGCGAACTACGCCATGGCCTACCGCAAGCGCTACAGCACCTGGCCGGTGTGGAACGCCAAGGTTGGTGGCCAGCTCGGTCAGCTGGTCGACCGCCTCGGCGCCGATGTTGCCCACCACGTCGCGGCTCACTTCCTGAAAACCAGCGATGCCGCGGTGCTGCGTAAGTGCCACAGCCTCAACGAGCTGCTGGCCAACGCGGAGAGTTACCACACGCAGTGGGTGACCGGTCAGCGCATCAACGGGACAACTGCACGCCAGATGGAGCGTACCGAGGCGAACGTCTCCGCCGCCGAACAGGCCGCGCAAATGGTCTTGGCCAAGCGCCAAGCGGGAGAGCGCAATGAGTACCTTTGAAATGAACGATCAACAGGTTGCCGGGCTCGCTGCTGCGATCTGCGCCACCGCCGAGGCCATGGGTCAGGAAATGAACCCAGGTACCGCGGCGATCATGGCCGAAGATCTCTGTGCTTACCCGGTGCAGGTGGTAAAGGCCGCGCTGAAGGCTTGCCGCTTTGAAGTGAAAGGCAAGTTGTCCATGGCTGACATCCTCCAGCGCGTCCAGGTTGCTGATGGTCGCCCGGGCAAGGACGAAGCATGGGCGATCGCCATGACCACGAATGACGAGTTTGAAACCGTGGTGCTGACCGACGAGATTCAGCTTGCGCTGGCAGCTGCAAAACCTGTCCTCGATGCCGGCGACAAGGTCGGTGCGCGCATGGCGTTCAACAGCGCTTACGAGCGTCTTGTGGGACAGGCCCGTGAGGACAACAAGCAAGTCAACTGGCATGTGTCCGTCGGCTTCGATGCTAGCCGACGCACTCAAGCAATCACGAAGGCCGTGCAGATGCAGCGCATCCCCAATGAGCGCGGGCAGTTGTACCTGGCTGACCTGAGTGTCGCGCCGGTTACGGAAGACGGCCGGGCCGTCGTGGCGCTGCTCACCGGCGAAGTCTCGCGACCATCGCCAAAGCAGCGCGAGAAGCTCGCCGCAGTGAAGGATTCGATGCTCGCAATGCGAAAAGAATCTGCTGAGAAAAAAACAGAACTGCGGATTCAGTACGCCAACGACTTGGCTGATCGCCGGGCGCTGCTGATTCAGCAGGCCGAACAATTGGAAGCAAGGAGTGCGGCTCGATGAGCATCGATAAACAAAAGCTCCAGAAGCTGCTGTGGGCCGAGGCTGCATCATTCCGGGCCGACTGCGCAGACTGGAAGCGCAACACTGAGGCGCTGCAGGAATTCCTCGGGGAGAAGACCGTGGAGGAGGTGGCGCTGGAGCTGCTGGCTGAAAACGAGCGACTTGCTGCATTCGAAGGGGCATATACAACGGCCTGCAACGTCCGCAATCGACTCATCAAAGAGAACGAGGCGCTGCGCCAGAATGCTGAGCGGTACGAGTGGCTGCGAGACAAGCAGACATTCATCTGGTTGATTCAGGACTGGTTTCCGAGTGATGCCGAGTTCACTGATGTGGACGCCGAGATCGACGCCGCCATGTGCAGCGGGCGACCAAATTCCTGTGGGAGCGAGCAAGGGCCCATTTCGGCTGAAACGCCCATTCCAGAGCGCTCTGCCTGTAGGAGCGAGAATCCATGAATCCCGAATACACGATTCGCGACCGAAGTGATATCAGCCGTCTCGCCGGCGCCTTGCACGCCATCGACTTGACCAAGCCGAAGGTGGTGGTGATCCGCGACGAGAAACGCCCGGACGTCTGCAACCGCAAGATGTGGGCAATGCTCAAGGACGTATCCGAGCAGGTCATCTGGCACGGCAAGAAGCTGACCAGTGAAGACTGGAAGTGCCTCTTCAGTGCCTCGCTGGAGAAGCAGCGCGCAGAGCCTGGCCTCGACCGTGGCTTCGTCGTCATGGCCGTATCGACCCGCAAGCAGTCGCAGAAGTGGTTCAGCGATCTGTTCGAGCTGATGCATGCCTTCGGCGCCGAGCATGACGTGCGCTGGACTGAGCAGGATAAGTGGGGAGGGCGGTATTAATGCGCACTGACCTCAAGGATGTGAAGCAGAAAACCTGCAAGGCCTGCGGCGGGAAGTTCGCGCCGATGTTTAACACCACTCAGGTGGTGTGCAGCCCGAAATGCGCGCTGGCTCACGCGCCGGCAAACACCGAGAAGGCCCGCAAGGCGATCAACCAGCGCGACCGCCGCGAGATCCAGGTGCGCAAGGAGAAGCTGAAGAGCAGGGCGGATCACCTGCGTGAAGCCCAGGCCGCCGTGAACGAGTACGTCCGCCTGCGTGACGCGCATCTGCCATGCATCAGCTGCGACTCGATGCCGAACGACAACGACCTCATGACCGGCAGCCGCTGGGACGCCGGGCACTACCGATCTGTCGGTGCCTGTCCGGAGCTGCGCTTCGAGCCGCTGAATATTCACCGCCAGTGCGTGAAGTGCAACCGCAACCTGTCCGGTAACGCGGTGGAGTACCGCATCCGGTTGGTACTGCGCATCGGCGCCGAAAAAGTGATTTGGTTGGAAGGGCCTCATGAGTCCCGCAAGTACACCGTCGAAGAAATCAAAACCATCAAGGCCGAATACCGGGCCAAGACCCGCGAACTGAAGAGGGCTGCAGCATGACCTATCGCAACGTGATTTCCGCCGTAGTCCGCGCGCTGGCCGCCGAGACAATCAGCTCGACTGGGGGCTGCGACTTCGAGCCAAAGGTCCAATGCGCCAAACAGAAAGGGGAGATAGTCGGCAAAGAAGCCGCCTTTCTCCAGGACTGCTGGGTGTTCGGCCGTCTCCACAAGTCGCTAACGCCGGCGCACTGGCGCGCACTGGTAGCGAAATATTCGACGCACGAAGAGCGCAAGCACAGCGCGATCCTCGAGTTGCTGAACTCGGTCAGGTCTCCGGCGCCACAACGGTTCCGTGAGTGCGCAGTGCTGACCTGGGCGATTCCGCAAATTGGCGGCACTGACGGAAAGCGTTCGTCTGCGGTGTTGCCTTCTGCCTGGTACGACATTACCAACTGGGACAACGACGGCAAGCCGGAGTCGACTCGGTATCGGTGGCGATCATCGATTCGAAAATCGCTCGATGATCAGGTCAACGAAGCACTGACGGCAGCGCAGGAGCTGCTCGATGCGGAGGGTTTGATCGAAAGTTGCGCGGCGTAGCAAAAAGCCGTTGCAGTGAGTGAGAAAGTGAGAGAATATTTACCCATCCTGTCGATCTTGCGCGTAACGGATTGACACACCAAACCCGGCCACGGCGCCGGGTTTTTTATTGGCTCGAATTTACCTGTAGCCAGGACAGCCTTCGGGAAGGCCTAGATACCTGCTTCGAGCTTTAGTCGCTCTATAGCGCGAGCGCATCCGTATTCTGCAGACTTTTTGAGATATCTCATTTGTTCTTGCTTAAGATTCTGCGTCCACATTTGAGTTGAGAGGCTCATGTAGAGATCCGCACGAACTGCTTTTTCATCAAGTGAATCGATTGCATTTTCACGGTTGGAGGCGTGCTTACGGTCGCATTTCGGCAAAAGTACTGGCTGCGGATAGTACTTACTGTACGCGCCTGTCGGTTCAGGCAAGGCATCAACCAGTGATCGAAACTCGACGGTTTTTACATCGTTGAAGCAGTAGCTGATCATCTGTAGACCAGCCGGAGCGAATCCCTTTGTCAGGCTTGATTTCAACAAAGAGCAAACCCGACCTACCACCTGCTCTCTGGGATCAAATTCTATTGCAAGCCAAGCAAGTCGGTATTGTGCGGCGGGATTACCTTCATCAGATGAGAGCCTGAGTAACGGGGTTGCCTCCACCAGCAGTGAGCTTATTTTGTTTTTTAGTGCTTCTTTTTTCCCATCTGGGATTTTTTCGTTCTTGAGTAGCTGATGCTGAAGACTGAATAGCTCGTTGTTTAAGTCGTCAATCTCATCCAGGTAAGGCAATGCCTTGAAGTACAGCGCTTCAGCTCCGGGTGAAACGCCAAGTGGCACCGCGTTTGCTGGACCGGTGAGGCAAGCCAATAAGGCTAGCGAAAGATGTCCGAGATTGCTTTTGGCCACTCCGCCATCCTCGTAATGATTTGCTGTGATAGAGATTATTCAACGCCCAGTATGCCCGCTGACGCGCTACCTTTTCCATATTCAAAGCCTCTGCATTCGCAGGGGTTTTTTCGTTTCCGGCTCCCCACACCCATAGCCCCTAGCTGGGAGTGCAGCGGACGCCGGATTTATCAATCTCCCCAAGGGGGAGGCAACCCGGATGCCAAACATGCCTGACAAGCCAGACACATGGGCCAAGCTCTGGCTGGCGTTGAGCAATCCGCTAATGGCGGGCGTCATCATGGCCATCACCGTTTGCTTGCTTCGCGTCATATACGACGGAAAAGAAACCAGCGTGCGCCGGATCATTTTCGAGGCGCTGATTTGCGGATCGCTGAGTCTGGTCGCATCGAGCGTTATTGAGTGGATGGCCTGGCCTTCAAGCCTATCGATAGCCGCCGGAGGGACTATTGGGTTCCTCGGCGTGACAGCCATTCGCGAGCTGGTGACCCGCTTCCTCGGTCGCAAGGCGGATGCCGCATGAAGGCCTTCGCTGCTGCAATCATCATCGCCCTGGTCGGCCTGCTCCTCATTGGGATTCAGCAGTCGCGCGTCGTCGCTCTTCGCGGGGAGGTGGCATTCGAAGCCAGCGAGAAGAAGAAGGCGGTCGACGCCAACCTCGAAAGCCAGGCCACGATCACGACGCTGCGCGCCGAAGCCCAGCGCAACGCCGATTACCAGAAAGACCTGAACAAGCGTTTACAAGCCAGCCAAGCCAAAGCCAAAAAGGCGGAGAAGAACTTTGAAGAACTCAAGCGCAACAGCAAGCCTGTTCGTGATTGGGCTGCTCAGCCTCTGCCTGACGGCCTGCGCGGGAAAGCCGCCACTGGTAACAAAGACAGCGGCAGTAAGAGTCGAGCCCCCTGAACTGGTGCCATGCGAGCGAGTAGCTGATGAAGACCTCGCCGACAACGGCCAACTGTGGGAGCTGAAGAACCAAGCCATCAACCTGCTCGACACCTGTGCAGACCAGGTGGACGCGCAGATCAAGCGCAGTCAGAGCAAGTGATACGAACCACGTTTTTGGATGCGTCAAATAGTGGCGCGGGACGATTACGGTGTATGGGTGAGGCTCGATGAGGCGGCATAGCAAGCACGCAAGGTTTGTTGATATTGCTCCATCACTTCTTTAAGGGAGACTACTCTCTCAGGGTAGTACTTCAGTGCGAAGCTGATGTCGGACCTTATATCGTCGACATCCAGTTTGATTGGCGTGCATCGATCGTTTTCCAACTGACGCACTCTCCCCTCTGAAGCCGAGAGCGTTGCGGTCTGTTTGTTGTAGGCCTCTATCCATCGGTTGAGTGAAGTGGTTAGCCCGTCATTGGCCTTTCTAAAGTCCTCGACTCGCTCCCTAACGTTCGTTAAATCGCTGTCTTGACGACCGTAGTGAGCGGCAACTCCAGCTATTGTTGTAGCGACCCCCAAAGCGAAAGACCAAAATGCAATTGTTAGTTTGGGGCGGAGAGGGCCAGCTTGTTGCGCTTCACTCATATGGGCTTCCTTGTGGTATGACCTCTATCAATACCGGTAACCATCCCCCAATTCAATACGGAATAGCGCGCCGATGACGACCGTTGCCTACAAAGACGGCGTGATCGCGTATGACTCTCGCGTCACTCGCGGCTCACTCATCGACCACGATGACTACGAGAAGCTCATCCACAGGAATGGGCATCAGTTCCTGTTCACTGGTTGCGGTGCTGACTTTGCCGCTCTGATGGATGAGTTCTTCGGCGTGAAGGTCAGCGATAAACCGCTCGATGCGAATGGCCTGGTCATAACGAATGGCAGGATTTGCCAAATTGGTCGCGACGCCGAGAGCGGCTTCTGGTTGGACGATGTGTGGATGGAGCGCTCATTTGCCATCGGTAGCGGGCGCGACTTCGCACTCGCTGCGATGGATATGGGCGCAACAGCCAAGGAGGCTGTCGAGGTGGCAGCGAAGCGTGATGTTTACACCGGCGGCACGATCCGCACACTGGTCATTGACGAGGGAAGGGCTGATGCAAAGACCACTTCCGCCGGCGTCACTGCTTGAGCTGTCCGACCTTTCCGACCTCGGCATTCGTCTGACGCCAGCGCCTGATGTGTGGGAATGGCTCCAAGCCGAGATCCTCGCCGACACCGGCAGCATCCACAACGAAGACCATGCCCACCTGATCGATGCGGACGTGCGAGTGATGTGGGCGTCTGCTGCCTTCACGAAGAAAGGGCGTACGGTGGTGGGCCAGGCCGAACAGGTAGCGTTCCGCGCGGGTGGTTGGCAGAAGGCCCGGATGGAACAGCAGATGCTGGATTGGTTCGGCGACGTGCCGGCCTACATCATCACGCTGGCTGCTGACTACTGCGCCCAATGCTCTGACGCTGAGTTCTGCGCACTGGTCGAGCATGAGCTGTACCACATCGCCCAGGCGACCGATCAGTACGGCGCACCCAAGTTCACCCAGGAAGGATTTCCCAAGCTTGAGATGCGCGGACACGACGTTGAAGAGTTCGTCGGTGTAGTACGTCGGTATGGGGCGAGCCCTCAAGTGCAAGAGCTGGTGGACGCTGCAAACAATCCTGCTGAGGTGGGGAAATTGAACATATCGAGGGCCTGCGGAACCTGTCTGCTCAAGTCGGCCTGACTTTGACAGTACTTTGACGGATGCCCACTTATGGCCGCACTCAGAGACGAGGTGAAAGCCTTTGTCGTACAGGCTCTCGCCTGCTTTGACACGCCATCTCAAGTGGTGGCGTCCGTCAAAGAAAGATTCGGGCTCGAAGTGACCCGCCAGCAATGCGAGGCATACGACCCAACCAAGTACGTTGGACGCAACCTGCACGTGAAGTGGCAGACGCTTTTCAACGACACCCGCAAGCGCTTTCGTGAGGAGACGGCAGAGATCCCGATCGCCAACAGAGCGTATCGACTTCGCACCTTGGGGCGCATGGCCGAGAAGGCCGAGAACATGAAGAACATGGCGCTGACTGCCCAGTTGTTGGAGCAGGCAGCCAAAGAAGTGGGCGACGTTTACGTGAATCGTCGGCTCGAACCTGAAAAACCTCTGGGCTCCCAAGCGGACCAGCAGCACGCCGTTGCTGAGTACACCCTGGAGCCTGATGAAAATGTCCCCGCTACCCCGTACCTATGACCCGCCGGTAAAGCTGACGCCGAAGCAGGCGAACATTTACTGCTGGGGCTTCCAGCCTCAGGCGCGCTTCCGCGATGCGGTGTGTGGTCGCCGGTTCGGCAAGACGTTCTTGGGCAAAGCTGAGATGCGCCGAGCTGCTCGGCTGGCAGCTGAGTGGGGCGTGAGCGTCGAGGACGAGATCTGGTACGGCGCGCCGACGTTCAAGCAGGCCAAGCGCGTGTTCTGGCGACGGCTGAAGCAGGCAATCCCTGAAGCGTGGCGCGCACACCGGCCAAACGAAACGGAATGCTCGATCACGCTCAAATCTGGGCATGTGATGCGCGTGGTAGGGCTCGACAACTACGACAATCTGCGCGGCTCAGGTCTGTTCTTCGTCCTGGTGGATGAATGGGCGGACTGTCCATGGGAAGCATGGGAAGAGGTTTTGCGGCCAATGCTTTCGACCTGCCAGTACTCGATACCGGGCATCGGCATGCGAAAGGGCGGTCACGCGCTACGCATCGGCACACCCAAGGGATTCAACCACTGCTACGACACGTTCCAAGACGGCCGGCCGGGGCATGAGCCTGACCACAAAAGCTGGCTTTACACCTCGCTCGATGGCGGCAACGTGCCGGCTGAAGAGCTGGATGCGGCCCGTCGCAAGATGGATCCTCGCACCTTCCGACAGGAATACGAGGCCAGCTTTGAGAATTACGCAGGTGTTGTCTACTACACCTTCAATCGTGAGACGAACCGAACCAGCGAGACGATCAAGCGCGGCGAGGCATTGCACATCGGTATGGACTTCAACGTCATGAAGATGGCGGCAGTCGTGCACGTCATTCGCGATGACCTGCCACTGGCGCTCAGCGAGTTTTCAGATGTACGGGACACGCCTGAGATGATCGAGAAGATCAAGCTCCGCTTTCCAGACCACAGCATTGCGATCTACCCGGACGCCAGCGGCCAGAACACCAGCAGTAAGAGCGCGAGCGAATCTGACCTGTCACTGCTCAAAAAAGCGGGATTTACCGTAGTGGTGGATTCGACCAACCCCGCTGTGAAGGATCGGGTCAACGCCATGTGCGCGATGTTCGCCAATACCTACGGCGAGCATCGATATCTGGTCAACGTCGACCAGTGTCCGAAATACACGCAGTGCCTGGAGCGCCAGATTTACACGGACAAGGGCGAGCCCGATAAGAAGGCCGGCTACGACCACTTGGTGGATGCCCCTGGCTACTTCATTGCCAAGCGGTACCCGATCAAAACACGCACAGGCGGAACACGCCGAATTGGAGGCTTGGCCTGATGCCAGTGCAATCGACAAACCCCGACTACGACGCGCACATCGCCGAGTGGGAGATGATGGACGACGCGCTCGAGGGTGAGTGCGCCGTCAAGCGCAACGAGCGCAACCTGCCAAAGCCGAGCGGCATGGTCGAAGCTGAGAAGCTCGACGGCGCGGGCAATAAGTATCTCTACGAGAACTATACGAACCGCGCTCAGTACGAGCATTGGGTGCGCGACTCTCTGCGGTCGATGATGGGGCTTGTTTCTCGACTCATCCCAGAGATTGAGCTGCCTTCCGGCCTGAGGGGGCTCGAGGAGAATGCCACCTCTGACGGCTTCGGCCTAAAGCAACTGTTCTTCCGCATGGTGCGTCAGGCTATTTCACACGGCCGCGTCCCGCTGGTGGTGAACATCGATGACCGTGGTGAGCCGTACTTCTCGACGTACGCCGCGCGCAACGCGATCAACTGGGACACGGCTGATCAAGGCGGTCGTCAAGACCTAGTCCTTTCGGTGTTCCGGGAATTCCGCAAGAAGGGCGGCGATCGCTACAGCCATGACTGCGACACGGTGTTCCGCGAGTTCTTCATGCAAGGCGAGACTTGTTACACCGCTGTGCGGAACGAAGGTGGCGAGATCGTCGAGGAGGAGAGACCCCTTGGCACCACTGGCACCGACAACCGACTGGTCAAAGGCCTGTCCTACCTACCGGTGATCTATTGCGGCTCGACCGACAACTCGCCGGAAGTGGACGAGGTGCCGCTGCTCACAATGGCGCGCGCGGCGCTGAAGTCCTATCAACTGAGCGCTGACTACTTCACTGCGCTACACCAGACCAGCCACCCGCAACCTTGGGTGTCGGGCCTCGACGATTCAGTAGAGCTGAGTGTGACGGGGCCATCTGCGGCATGGGACCTCGGTCGAGACGGCAAATGTGGCTATCTGGAGTTTCAAGGCGCTGGGATTGAGGCCGTCCGCAAGGCAATGGATGACCAGAAGAACGCCGCGCTTGAAGCCGGCGCCAAGGTCATGGACATCGGCGGCACAGAGTCGGGTGAGGCGCGCAAAACTCGTCAGAACGACCAGCACGCCACGTTGCACAGCATTGTCGTCACGGTGGCAGAGGCAGTGGAGCAGGGGTTGCGGTACGCAGCTGAGTGGAAGGGCTACGACCCCAAGCAGGTCAAGTTCAAGGTGAGCCCTGAATTTGTGACTCCAGTGGTCGATGCCCAGGTGCTTGCCGAGCTGCTCAAGGGTGTGATGGCTGGCACGATCAGCGCCGACACTTACTGGCAGTACCTCACCACCGCCAAACTGCCGGATCGCCCATACGAAGACGAAGCCGACCTGATCAGCGATGAGCGCGAGTCGGCCGGCATCAACCTGGATAAAGACGATGCCATCGACAAACCTAGCGCAGGCGGACAGCCAACTGCTGGAGCAGACGACGCGCCACTCGGTAATGCTGGAGCGGCTTAAAGCCGGCGAGGTTAAGAAGTTCGAGAAGTACCTTCGCCAGATCGACACGCTTGTGCGGGTGCAGTTGACCCGCAAGGAACTGACCACCTACAGCCGGGACCGCCTTGAGCAGTTCCTGGCTCGTGTGGACGGTAAGCTGCTGGAGATCTACAAGGCCTACGGCGACCTGGTGCAGGCCGATCTGGTCGATATCGCGCTGTACGAGTCGACCTTTGAGGCCAACAGCCTGAGCAATGCGCTGCCCATCGATGCGGTGGTGCCGAGCAACACAGTGATCCGCGCGGCGGTGTTTTCCTATCCGCTGCAGGTGAAAGGCATCGACGGCGGCAAGCTGCTGAAGAGTTTCGTCAGCGGCTGGACGCGCGCCGAGACGATGCGCGTCACCAACACCATCCGCCTCGGCTTCGGTCAGGGCAAAACCAACGCCCAGATCATTCAGGCGATTCGCGGCACCGCGACGCAGAACTTCACAGACGGTGTGTTGGCGGTGAGCAATCGCAACGCTGCATCCGTGGTGCAGACGGCAATCCAGCACGTTGCCACGACCGCGCGAATGGAGACGCTGAAAGCCAACAGTGACGTGGTGCTGGGCTATCGCTGGGTGTCGACGCTCGACCGCAAGACCTCGCAGCAGTGCAAGGGCTTGGATGGCATGCGGTTCGACCTGGGCAAAGGGCCGCTACCGCCGGCGCACATTAACTGCCGCTCAACCACGGTGCCGACAACCCGGCTTTCCGAGATGTTCGCCAAGGACGCCATGCGCGCTTCGGTGGGCGAAAACGGCGGAGCACAGGTAGATGCGAGCCTGAACTATTACGAGTGGCTGGCAACGCAACCGGCGAGCTTCCAGGATCACGCCCTTGGACCGGTCCGGGGCAAGTTGTTCCGGGATGGCGGATTGACTCCGGAGAAGTTTGCCAAGCTGCAGCTCGACAAATCGTTCAAGCCACTGACGCTTGCTCAACTGAAGGCCGCTGAGCCTGACATGTTCATCCGCGCAGGCGTTACACTCGGCGCTCCACCGGGTTGAGAAAGCCGATGCAGATCATCGTTGAAGACGGAAAGGGCAGACCGGACGCAAATAGCTTCGTGCCGCTGGAGAAGCTTACCTTCTACCGCGACTACTACGGGTTCCGGATACCTGAAGCAGAGGTCGAGCAGGTCGAACTGCTGCTGCGCGCCGCGGCCGAAATCAACGGTCGACAGTGGAAGGGTCGAAAGGCCAATCCTGGCCAGGCAATGGCCTGGCCCCGGCGTGACTGCAAGATTGAATACCAGACACTGTCCGAGACGTTCGTGCCCTTTGAGCTTGAATGGGGTCAGGTGCGGTTGGCGGTTGAACTGTACGCCGGCGAGCAGGGCTTCCAGATCGAGGAGCCAACGCATTGCACTGAGCCGAATGGCCGGCGCACGAGGCTCAACCGAGACACGCCAGGCCTACGAATGCGGCCGCCGCCGTATGCGCCGAGCAGGACGCAGTTCGCTGATTATTTAATTATGCGGGGACTGTCTGTAGTCGCATTGCAAAGCTAGGCGTTAGAGTGCCATGACGATTACAGCTATTCGTCGGAGGCAAGCATGAGATGGATTTTGGGGGTTGTGGCTGTATTAGCGTGCGTTATATGTGGCTTGCTTGGGTTGACAGCGGGTATCAATTTCAACCCTAACTCGACTACAAAGTACGTACCTAACTGGGGAAGCCTGGGAGATTGGGTTTCTGGTGTCGGCGCGATGCTGGCGGTTGTTTCGAGCTTTATCCTTGTTCGCAGGAATGAGGCTGCCCAAGATGACCGCGAAAAAGAAAAGATCTCAGTGGAACAATGGGCCAGCGACTTCTTTCTTTCAATCAGAGTTATCTCAACCGGACATTTCCCCTGCACGATAAACGGGGTCTTTTTCGAAAGCCTGAGTGGTCGTGTCGTCAGTCTGGCTGCAAGTTTGCCTAGTGAGGTGAAAGTACAAATTCCTCATCGGCTGGAAAGTCGCTCCGATATGAATTTCGGTTGGACCTTAACGCAGATGGGCCGGCTTCTGGGGGCTTTATCACTGCTAGATTTAGACCGTGTTGAAGACCTATCTATCTATGTGGTGACGTCAATTGCAGAGCACAGATTCCCCATCGGTGCAGATGTCTCGAACATGCTCATCGGGATCGCAAGGGCTGAAGGTATTCAGCTATTGAAGGACGAAACTGAACACTAGCAATTGCAAAATTTTCCTGACCTCGGCCATGCCGGGGTTTTTTTATGCCTGCAAAGCGGGCCGACCAAACCCAAGGGGTGCACCAAGTGGCAGACGAAAACCAGATTGATCTTGAAGACCCGGCAGTTCAGACAGCCATTGCTGCAGCTGTCGAGGCTGCGACCGTGGGCCTCAAGAACAAAAACACCGAGCTGCTTGGCTCGCTCCGGACTACCAAAACTGAATTGGACGGCTTCAAGTCGCAGTTCGAGGGTTTGGACATCTCCGCGGTGAAAGGGCTGCTGACCAAAGTTGGCCAGGACGAAGAAACCAAGCTGATTGCCGAAGGCAAGCTGGACGAGGTCATTACCCGCCGTACCGAGCGCCTGCGCACCGACTACGACACCAAGCTGGCCGCCGAGAAAGCGCGTGCCGACAAGGCCGAGCAATTCGCTGCCAAGTACAGCGACAAGGTGCTGGCCGATTCCATCCGCGCTGCTGCCATCAAGGCCGGCGCGCTCCCTGAGGCTGCCGAGGACATCATCCTGCGCGCCCGGGGCACTTTCAAACTCAGT